ATCGCTAATATATTCTTTTACGCTGCCGTTGCGGCCTTGTATCGGTGTTGTAATTATGTTTTTTGTTTGCGTTACCGTCATTAATACACCGTCAAGCGCTACATTTGGCAATTGTAACGAATTGCCGTCTAAGTCTTGAACTGTTTGTATAGGAAATTGCAAATTCGCAAAAACAGGCGTACCAAACAACGAAACCCCCGAATTGTTTGTTATGGTGTCTTGTATTTGGTTGTCTATGCGCCTGGCATCGTATAGCGGTAAAGCAACCTTCAGGGCGTTTAAATTAAACGTCTTCAGCGTTGCCGGCGGCTTTTGCGTTTCAATTGGTCTAAGTTTTAAGTCTTCGCCCGCCATTATCTTGCAATTTGTGTTGTATCGTTAACCGCCGAAAGTAGCGCTTGCGCAATTACTTCGCGCGTGTTTGCGGCGCTTTCGGTTAAATTCTTTGTTTCAAAAGACAATTCTTTTACCAGCGAATCAATGTTTATGTTAAACGTCTTCGGTGCGGCGGCACGAACGCCCGCAATGCCGGCTTTTAACTTGCCCTTGCCGCTTGGTGAAGTTGTAACCCCGCCCGCTTTCTTTTGGGCGGCAACGGCGGGCGCGGCAACTTCGGCAACCTCTTCGGCGCCCTTGGCGAAACCTCTATTAAACGCATCGCCAACACCTTCGCCCAACTTTGAAGCAACCGCAACAACGGGCGCGGTAAGGGGCGAAGCTTTCAAAATATTCGTTCCTAAACTCTTTAAAATACCAGGTATTGCCGAAAAGTCGCCCGAAAATATGGCTTCAAACAAACTGCCGACATCGCTGAAGGTGTTGGCTATTGCTTTCGGTATGCCGGCAAAAGCGCCTATAACTATTCTCGGAAATTCAAGAAAACTATTTTTTAAATTCTCAAATACTTGCTTTATGCTTTCCCAAAGGCCAAGCATAAAACCCCGAAATTTTTCGGAATGTCGCCAAGCAATTACAAACGCGGCAACCAACGCGGCAAGCAAGCCAATAACTATACCGATAGGGTTGGCGGTTAACGCGGCATTTAGTAGCCATTGCGCGGCCGTTAAAAGTTGTGTTTTTACAATTGCTATACCGGCCGGTATATTGTAAGCCGTCCAAGCAAGCGCCGCAATACCGATAACGGTCGCGAGCGTGCCTATAACGTCAAGATTGTCGCCGACCCATTTAACAAGTGCCGCCAACGCTGAAATTGTGGCTGTAATTGCTGGGCGTAACGCAACGCCAATTTTAAGCGCCAAATCGGTAATTTTATCTTGTAAGTTGGATATTTGCCCGCCCGTTGTTTTGGATATTGCCGCCATTGCACCCGAAACCCCAGCCGCATCGCCAAGCGAAAGTATATAGGCGCGCATTGCATCGGCTGTAAAGTCGGTTTGTGTTTCAACGCCCTTAAACGTAAACTTTACTTTGTCGCCCTCTTTGCTTGCTCGTATTCCAAACTCTTTTAAACGCTCAAATTCGCCCGTTTGCGCATCAATTACGGCTTCGGCAAGCTGGTCGAACTCTTTGCCCGTACTTGCGGCAATGTCGCCAAGCTTGCGCATTTCGTCAACGGTTGGCGTGAAACCCTGGTTTGCTAATTTAACAAAGGCACCCGTCAAGCCGTCAACCTGAAAAGGCGTACTTGCGGCAAAATCTTTTATTTGCTGAAGTGCGGCTTGCGCGGCGCTATTGCTGCCTAAAGTATTCGTTAAAACCGCTTCAAACTTTTCAAATTCGGCAAGCGTGTTGACCACTTCGCGCCCAACCGTTGCAACACCTAAAGCCGCGAAGACCCCGCCCGCCGTTTTAGTTAATTTTGAAAACGTGCTTTCGGTTTTTTTGGCTTTGTTGCGAACGCCTTCAAGTGCCGCTTCGGCGGCGCCAAGTTTTTTACTTACGCGATCGCGCAATACAATAATAAACTCTTCAATATTTTTAGCCATTGCCGAATTTTTTAGCCATTACCAAACAAGCCGTTTAACGTTCCAATATCGGACTTTAAAGTTAGGCAAAATTTTAAGTCGTTCCATAAAATTGCAAATTGCTTATCAGTCAATAAAGTGGGGTCGGTGCCAAAGTGAAAACGAATAAGCGCGTTCATTTTGCGTAATTCGTTTGTTTGGTCGTTGTTTTCAAGACTATATTGACTTAAAGCTTTTCCAATTTGGCCGTTTTTATGTCAACCAATTCGTAAGCCTGAAAAGCCGCAGCCGTAAGCAAGTCGTCATTTTCAAGTATAGCTTTGTCGCTTTCGACCTTTTCGCCTTTTACCGTTGCGGTGTCAAGCCAACACGATCGAAGTATTTTTTCGCCCGCGTTTATGTATTGCGGTTCCTGGTTTCCTTTGGGCGCGATCATTGAAAGCACCCTTTCAAGTACCCCGCGTTTCATTTCCTTTAAATAGCAAGTTGCGCCGCCTTCGACTGTAATTTTATACGCGGCTTTTTGTGTTTCGCTCATATTTTCAATATAGGTTTATAGGTTATAAACCCCAAAAGTAAAAAAAACCCCGCAATTGCGCGGGGTTCCTTTCTTACTTACCTATATTGAACGTGCGAAGCGACCAAATCAAAAGAACGTTCTATATTAACGCTACCTTGGTCGGCTTCGGTGCCATCTGAAAGAAATTCACAATTTTTCACAATGTGAGTAACTACGCCTTGCGAATTGTCGTAAGTAACAACAATGTCGAAAGACGGTATTTGTAAAAGCGACCCTTCGGGCGCTGCATTTCGCAACGCTTCGACGTCGTTCATTCCTATCGTTAACGAAGCGCTTGCTTCAATTGCCGCGTGCCCGCGTGAAACGGGTCGGTTTCCAATTCCGAAGTTGTTCGTTTTTTCTTGCTCTTCGGTGTAGCTTATAGCCGTAACCGAATGAACTTGAACCCCCGCAATTGTTAACCGAATTTGTGCGTAATCGTAGGCGCGCCCGTTGATTAGTGGTGTAGCCATGTTTTTAAGTTATTGAAGTTGTGAATGAAATATTAACCGTAATCGTGCGCGAAACGCCAACCGGTACAATTTGAACCGTAACAACAACTTCGGACGTTGTTAAAACGTTTTGCGCTGGGTCAATAATTATAGCCTTTGCGCTAACTTCGTTGTCGCGTAGCATTTGGTCAAGCGCTGCATCGGCGTCGTTCTTAAATATAGCAATTGTTTCTTCGCTAAGCGTGCCGTCTTCGTTTACCAAAATAGGGCTATTTAAATTCGGCAACAACCCAACGCGCACGTTGCGTATTGCTTTATTCATTACCCTGTTATTTTCGATATAGGCGAAATCATTCGCAGCCGTAACGCATGTGTTTGAATCGTTCGCATACGAACCGGCTATTCCAACAAACTTTCGCAAAAATATATAACCGCGATCGTTCAATGTGCTTAAAAGCGAAGCCGACAAATCTTTTACAAGGTCGCCGTTTGCCATTGCCGGAACTTCAAATTCGGTCGTTGTTGCAAAATTAAATTTCGCTATCCAACCGACATTTTCGTTAACGGCTGCCAAAGATACGGCACCAAGTACCGCGCCCAAAGCCGTTACGCTTGCGCTGGTTGAAACCGCCAAAGCCGCACCCGCGCCCGCACCGTCTTCGCCAAGCACAACCGAAACATTCGGGTTACTAAGCGCCCGAAGGTCGGCAAGGGTTGAAAGGTTTGAAACGCCCGAAAAGTCGGCCGAGTAAATAACTTCAAGCGGCATATCGACCGCGTTCAAATTCGCAACCGAAGCTTGTAACGTTGTCGTTGCTGAAGCTGCAAAAGTAGTACCGGCATCATGTACGCCAATTTGCCGAATTTTACCGTTTGCAAAAGCTTGCATTAATTCTATACTTGTTAAATCGGGCGAAGTGTCGTCATATAAACCAATATAAAGGTCGCCTTTCGGTTGTTGCCTAAAATATTCGTTCACATCGTACCAAAGTACGCCCGTTGTTGCCGAACCTTCAGTTATTCCCAGCGCTTCGGCTTCGTCGATCGAAAAAACTTCTTTAATTCGGTCGCTTGTACCGAACCCGCTAGGCAAGTCGGCGTTTGCGATAAAAAAAATCAAGCCGGTAATGTGGTCTTCGCCTATTAAGGCGCGACCAAGGCCGCCTTGGCCTTTGTTTATTATTACGTTTGGTATTGCCATTGTTAAAAGGTGTTAGTCTTCATTTTTAGCGCCTTTTTTTGCTTTTTTCTTCGCAGCTTCAGCCTTTACCGTAACAACTTCTTTGTCGGTAAGTTTTTGAGCGTGCGAAACGGCAAAGTGTTCGGCATTAACGTCGAACAGTTGCCCGTCCGAAGTCATTAAAACCGCGCTTTTGCCTGAAGCTTTTAAAAAGTTTTGCGCTTTTGTGTTAAATTCCATGTTTAAAAAGTATTGAACAAAGGCACGCAACGCGCGCGCCTTTGTAGTTCATATTAAACAACCCCTTGCGACAAAGCAATTACACCGGTTGAACCGGTTCGGCTTTGTCGTGCCCCGTGCATAATTAGAGCGCTAAAAACAGAACCGTAATATTCGGGTTTGTCTTCGTCGGCAAATACTTTGATTGACCCCAACGCCTTGCGAACGCCTGAACGGTGCCAAGCTATTGCGCTGAATGAATCGTTTGTTGCTGGTGTTGCACCAACCGCAAGCTTTGCATCAGAACCGTCATGCAACGCAACCGTTGGGCGAACCATAACGTTAAACCCGAAAATTTGGTTTATTACGCCCGTAGGCAATGCGGTCGCGTCCATGAAATCGCGGCGAATTAACGCATCGACTTGAAATAATTCGTAATACATCGAAACCGGCATTAATAAAAAGCGGTCGTTCATTGGCATATTATCGCTATCAAGCTTTTGCGCCATTTTCGCAATGTCTTCTTTTAAAACTAACCTTCGCGTTGCGGTCGTGCCGGTTGGTTGGTCGGCGGTTGCCGCGCCCGTTGTTCTAAGCACTAAAGCGGCCGACCCTTCAGGCGCCCAAATTTGCGCCGTTTCGTCGCCAAGTCGTTCGTTTAACGTGCTAACA